TAATGACTGCGCGCGCAAGACTCACCGCATTCCGCTCTCTCGGAACGAGATTCACGAGAAGTCCGTCAGGGGTGTTTTCCGCGACGTGACGGGAGAGAGCTGGCTGGAGGGGATGCCGCAGCCAGTGTCGGCGCAGAAGTCGGATTTGCGAAGGGGGATGAGTGAACCCACTCCCGATGACACCACGCCCTTCCGTGGGCTCGAGCAGCACGTATCCCTCGACCTGGACGGCGATGGCTATGCAGAGCCCTACATCATCACAGTCGAAGAAACCACCGAGACGGTTCTCCGCATTGTCACTCGGTTTGAGCCGGTTGATATTGAGCGCGTTGGGAATCGGATTGTTGCGATTCGCTCCATCGAGTACTTCACGAAGTACGGCTTCATACCCGCTCCCGATGGCGGCATCTATGATATTGGTTTCGGGATATTGCTCGGACCCCTGAATGAGAGCGTCAATACGATTATCAATCAGATGGTGGATGCTGGAACAATGGCGAACACAGCGGGAGGCTTTCTCTCGCGCGGAGTGAAGATCAGAGGCGGAAGCTATACCTTTGCGCCCCTCGAATGGAAGCGCGTGGACTCGACTGGAGAAGATCTCCAGAAGGGTATTGTCCCGTTGCCTGTGCGAGAGCCCTCGGCGGTGTTGCTCCAGCTTCTCCCCCTCCTGATCAACTACACAAACCGGATCAGCGGATCGACAGATGCTGCGACTGGTGAGAACCCTGGGCAGAATACCCCGGCGGAGACGCAGCGGTCGATGGTCGAGCAGGGCACGAAAATCTACAATGCGATCTTCAAGCGCATCTGGCGCTCGATGAAGGAGGAGTTCAAGAAACTCTTTATTCTCAATGCGCGGTATCTCCCGGTGGAGTCCCGCTACGGAGATGGTCCGGATAGCATAGTGCTGCGGGCTGACTACATGCAAGACACGCGCGCGGTGGTTCCGGCGGCTGACCCAAATCTCGCCAGCGATACCATTAGGTTCCAGCAGGCGACTCTCGTGAAGCAGGCAGCCGCCACCACAGGTGGCTACGACCGGGATGCGGTGGAGCGGATGTGGCTGCGCTCGCTGAAGGTCGATGGGTATGAGGCTCTCTTCAAGGGTTCCGATAAAGTCCCGCCACTGCCGAATCCGAAGATGATGCTGGAAGAGGCGAAAGCCAAAGTCAAGGAAATGCAAATCAAGGCGCACCTCCAAGAGGTCGCCCTTAAGATTCAGTCTGACCAAGAAAAGGTCAAGGCGCAAGTTGATCTCCTCAAAGCCCAGGCCGCCAAAGCGCTGGTCGAGGCTGGGGGGAATCAGGCTGCACAGCGAGTTCGTGAATTCGAGGTGCAGGTCGCTGCCAAGGAGAGTGAGCATAAAACTCTCCAAGGCTATCTAGAGCTAGCAATGAAAGGAATGCAAGATGATAAGTCAGGAGGAGTTTCTGGACTGGAAAGCCCACAGAGTCACCAAGGCGGTGCTGGCGGTGCTGACGGCCAAGATGGAGGAGGGCAAGGCGGAATGGGCGGAGGGGCGTTTTATGGGGGATGACCTTGCGCGCACAGCTCTGCGAAATGCTGCGGCTATTGGAAAGATGCAAGCCCTCCAGGGACTGGTGGAGTTTGATTACGAGACCCTTCTGGCGGAGACCGCAAATGAATAAGAGCGGACTGAAGCCTTTGGGGCGCGCGGTGCTGCTGCGGCCCTACGCCGTCGAGGAAATGACAAAGGGCGGGCTTATTCTGCCGTCTCAAATCCGAGAGCGGGATCAGATGGCCGAGCAGCGTGCGGTGGTGGTTGAGGTTGGGGCCGCTGCTTGGGAGGATGAACGGGCTCCGCGCTGCGCCCCTGGCGATAGGGTTATGTTCTCGAAGTTTGCTGGCTATGCCACAGTTGGCCCAGCTGACGGACAGTCCTACCGAGTGGTGAACGATCGGGATATATTCCTGGCCATCGTGAAGGAGAAAGAGGATGAGTGAAGACATTGAGAGAGAGGCAACTGGCTTAGGCTGGGTGCCTGCGGAGAAGTTCAAAGGCGACCCCGAGCGGTGGGTTGACGCAGCGACCTTCGTTCAGCGCGGGCATGACATTATGCCGATTCTGAAGAAGAACAACGAGGGGCTGCGCGAAGAGGTCTCTGTCCTCCGCTCGGAGATGACAAAGACTCAGCAACTTCTCATGGATGCGCAGGCCTCTCTGACCGAGTTCCAGGAGTACCATAAAGAGGACTCGAAGCGGCAGTATGAGCGGGCTCTCGAAAAGCTGAAGGGTGACAAGAAGGAAGCGCTGCGGGAAAATGACGTTGACGCTGTTGTGGAGATTGACGAGGCGATTCGCCTGCTGGACAAGCAGGAAACTGCCAAGCCGATTAAGCAGCCAGTTGCTATGGAGCGCCCCGACCCAACGCAAGCGCCTGATTTTCAAGCCTGGCTGCGAGATAACCAGGACTGGTACGGAGCTGATAAGGCCAAGACCGCCTACGCGAATAGTGTTGCGCAGTACCTGCGGGCAATGGAACCGGCGCTCATCGGCCGGAGCTTCCTTGATAGGGTTAAAGATGAGGTGGCAGAGAAGTTCGGAACCTCTGGGGCTCGAGTCGACCGCGTTGAGGGCTCGAGGGGTGGAGCAGCTAATTCGCGCGGCGGGCGCTCCTACGCTGATCTTCCTCCGGAAGCTAAGGCCTCTTGCGATAAGTTCGGGGCGCGGCTGGTGGGAGAGGGCAAGGCGTATAAGGATCAAGCAAGCTGGCGTAAACAGTACGTTAATGATTATTTTGGAGGTGAGTAATGGCTGATACCCTGGCAGCAAGTAAGGCGCAGCAAACAGCAGTTGTGCGGGCTGAGCGCAAGCGCATTCCCATGAGCATTCCGAAAGCCAAGCTGGCGGTTCCGGAGATTGAGGGCTACCATCTTCACTGGATCAATGACTACGCGGGGCGTGTTGCGCAGGCTGTTCAGGGCGGTTATGAGTTTGTAACTGAGGAAGAGGGCATGGTCAATAGTTTCTCCCTCGGGACAGCTAGCGACCTATCGGGCAATACAGACCTTGGGTCTCGGGTAAGCGTGGTAGTCGGAAAGAATGACGATGGCTCTCCGCTGCGCGCCTACCTGATGAAGATCAGGAATGAGTGGTTTACGGAAGATCAGGCAGTGGGGCAAGAAAGAGTTAACGCTGTTGATCAACAGATCAGGCGTGGGCAGGTGGGTGCGGAGAAGGATGGCGCTTCTGACAGGGCTAATCGCTACGTGCGTACCGCAGATATAACAGCCAACTCTAGGAGAACCTAATGGCTAACTTAAACGCTCCGTCCGGCCTTTCGCCTGTGATGTACCGGAACGGCAATTTTTGGAATGGACAGGCTCGACTCTACACTATCCTTGCAGCTAACACCAACGCTTTTGCGGTCGGTGACTTAGTGGCGTCGGATGCTTCTGGCTGCGATCCGAATGGCCTGAGTGCTATTACTCTGGCCTCGGCAGGTGCCGCCGCTCGTGGGGTTATCGTTGCTCTCGGCAGTGCAATTCCGATGGGCGGGATACTGCAGGGTGGCCCGATGATTAACCCTGCCAACTTGGCCCAGCTCTCCCGTCCGGCAGCGGCGCAGGCGACGAACTGGTTTGCGATGGTGGTTGATGATCCTGATGTTGTGTTTGAGATCCAGGAGCGCTACACCGGCTCTGCGGTCTCTGCTACGCAGATGGCCAAGAACGCCAACATCATCTACTCAGCTCCCGCAACGGGTGCCGTCTACTCGGGAACGTTGCTCGACCAGACGACCATTGCCACTACAGCTACCCTCAATCTCCGTATCCTCGGAGCCGCGCAGCGCGTAGACAATACTCCCTTTACCCTCGGCCAGCGCCTCTGGGTTTGTATCAACAACCATGAGTTCAGCGGCGGCGTAGCCGGCGTTTAACGAGGAGAATAGATCATGGCAGTCGGCGGCATCATCAACACGGGCTCACATCCCAAGGCACTATGGCCTGGCGTCCACGCATTCTGGGGCCAGATATTCAACGAGCATCCCCCCGAGTACCCGGACCTCTTCGACATTGAAGAGTCCGAGATGGCGTATGAAGAGGACGTGCAGGTTACCGGTTTTGGCCTGGCTCCGGTCAAGCCCGAGGGCGCACCTATCGCGTATGACTCTGAGATCCAAGGCCCGGTATCTCGCTATATCCATGTGGCGTATGCCCTCGGGTATATCTGCACCTACGAAGAACTGCGCGACAATCTTTACGAGCCAGTCTCCATGCGGCGCGCTAAGGCCAACGCTTTCTCCATCGTGCAGACAATCGAGAACATTGCGGCTACCTTCTACAATCGCGGCTTCAACTCTGCCTACGCGCTTGCAGACGGGCAGCCCCTGCTTTCGAGCGCCCATCCGTTCACGGTCGGTGGCACTTTCAGCAACGTCCTGAGCCCGGCCGCAGATTTGAGCGAGGCTTCTCTGGAAGACATTTGCATCCAGATTATGGGCATCACGACTGATCGGGGACTGCTGGTAAACTTCATGCCGATGAGTTTGCACGTGCCTCGCCAGGAGTGGTACAACGCTAATCGTATTCTGAAGAGTGTCCTTCAAAACGACACGGCTAACAATGCGATCAATGCGCTGAAGGCCACTAATGCTTTCCCGAAAGGCATTAGGCTGAACCACTACCTGACTGCTCCGCACGCCTGGTTCGTTCGCACGAATGCGATGAATGGTTTGCAGTTCTTCTGGCGCGATAAGCCGTCGTTCGAGCAGGACAATGACTTCGACACCAAGAATGCGAAGGCCGCAACGTATATGCGCTTCTCGCTGGGCTGTACTGACCCCCGCGCTATCTTCGGAAGTAACGGGCCGTAAGAGTTAGGTTATAGTGGGTTCACGTAACAATCCCGTTATGTGAACCCATCTCCGGTCGGCGGGAGGTTTCCCTCCCGTTACCATCGTGTAACGCCACTAGGAGATTCAAATGGCTAATGCAGTACGCTTTCCTCGGGGACTCACTACCTTTCCCCCTCGTTCCGTCATGTCGACGTATCCTCTCGCTACGTCCCCTTCCCAGATTGTCCTCACTGAGGACTTCATCCCTTATCGGGCTGGCGACTATACCGTAAGCCAGACTAACGGCACCGCTGCAAGTTTTGGCTTCCCTGGCGGGATGCTCAAGCTTTCTACAGCCGGCTCAACGGCAGCGGATACGATCATACTTCAGCGCTTGGGAGCCGCTTTCCAGGCACTTCCGCTCAATCAACTCTGGTGCAATACGAAGCTAGCCTACCCAGCTTCTGTCGGTAACTCTAATGATACTAACATCTACGTAGGCTTGTTTGATAACGCCGTTCCTTCGTCTGCTTCAAACGGTATCTACTTTCTTAAGCCCGCCGGTGGAACTGCCGTCCACTTTGTTATCAAGAAGGCTGGCACCACCACCACCTTCCAGAACATTGCCGATCTAGTGCGGCCCAGTGGTCTCTACGGAGACACAAACAGTATCGCAGGCACTCTCTCGGCAACTGTCGCGGGTAACGTCTTTACAGCTGTCACAGTTGCCACTCCGGGTGCGGGTTATCAGTCTAGTCCCCTGGTGCTCTCGACCGCGACCTCCGGCAGTGCTGGCAATGTCCCGATCATGGTTGGTATTGGCTCTACCGCAAACAGCCAGTCTAACCCCGCTGTTCCAATCGTTACTTCGGGACTCGCCTATGGATCTCTCTACGCGCCTTTCGTCAGTGTGCCTGGCTCTGGCTACACTAACGCTGGCCCAGTTACTACCTACCTAGAGGTTGAGCCCATCATCGACCTGGCTTTCTACTACAACGGTAAAGACACGCTCTACGTTGGGGTTAATGGCAGGCAGGTTCTAAGCATTGGCTCGGGCGGTGTTGTTGGTGTAGCAGCCGGCGCGACGGTCAACGTCGCCACGGGTATCTCCCCCGCCTATCTATCCACAACCCAGCTCACAACTTCTGTGGCCCCAGTCCAGCCGAATATCGGAAGTGCCTTTAACCTACTTCCCCTGCTTCCGCTGAACTATGAAATCAGCGTTGCCAATACCACTGCTAATGCTCGAGCCTTGTACCTGGCTGAGTATTCTGTCGGCGTGGAGCTCAACTAACATGCTACTCGCCCATGCAGGAACTCGGGACGGCCATAAGAATGTGGTGGCTATGGCCTCTGGAAGAGGTCCGGGCAAAGTGCAGCTCACTGACCTTGCGAAACTTGAGCCGAGGCCACTTGCGCTGCGGTTTGAGTCCGTCACCTTCTCGGTTGAGGCGGGGACAAAGGTTATCCTGCAGTGGGCGAACGGCTTTCCCCTTATGCCGCTGGAGGGCAGGGGGATGTTGAGTGTTGAAGCATTTGAAGGCCTCAAGGGCGAGGAGGGCCAAGACCTTGTCGCGATTGTTGAGGGTAAGGGCTTGGTCTTTCTCGCGCTAGACCTCACGAAACTAGGAGTATAGCATGGCTGGAAATATTGTTCGACTTTACAGCGGGGAACTTCCGAAGTACTTTAACTTCGGAACTCCTACGCTTCCCGCACTCACCACTCTGGCCAATGGTAATAGTCAGCCATTGTTTAAGGATAGCCCGTTTGCTACGATTCAGGCTATCTTGAACTCCGCTATCGGCAATGTGGTAACAGCTACTGTCACCGTTCAGGGAACAAACGATTACTACAGCGGCTCTGGTATGCAGATCGGGGGGATCGCAACCTCCAGCGGCTCCGCCACTATCACCAGCGCCTCGGGAAACTTTGGGGGCGGCGTGGCGCAGAACCAAGAGATAGCCCCTATCCCGGTTGTGGTCGGGATGCTGGTCAGCGGTCCTGGTGTTCCGGCGGGAACGACTGTCCAGACTGTTACAAGCAACACGTCGATTGTTCTGAGCCAGAACTGCACAGCAACCTCTCCTAACGTAGGGCTGGTGTTTTTTGCCAATAACTGGTGCGCGACTGCTCTTGGTGTGATTACACTCTCCGGCACGACTGCGCAGGCAACCCCATCCTTCTCTGATGGTTTTACCACCCAGTCTACCTGGCGTTACCTTCGAGCAGTGGTTAGCAACGTGACTGGCACCGGAGCGGCGGTTCAAGTGCTGCTAGGAGTCTGATATGGGTATTTTTACTAATCCGAGTGTCAGTGGCGTTTTAGCGGCGCAGGGGCAAGTTCCGCAGATCCTAACCCGCTCCTTGTGATGGGTGACGCTGACTTCCTCTCCCTCGGTGACTGGAATGCCGTATGCTTTCGCTGCGGTAAGAAGGCCAAGGCCTCCACTCTGCGCCGGGAGTGGGAGGGTTTCTACGTCTGCGAGAGCTGCTGGGAGCCGCGCCATCCGCAGGAGTTTGTGCGTGGGGTACAAGACGTTCAGACGGTTCCGTGGAGTCAGCCAGTAAACTGGACTGCAATTCCTCTTCCAGGGCTGGCGTGTTTCTTTCATATCAGTATTGCAGGGTATGCCTTGGCGGGCTGTGCCCATGCCGGGGTAGTTCTTTAAGAGGCCCATATGACAAGCACTGTTTTTGTAGATCAAGTAACTCCGATTGTCGCCAGTTGGCTAAACGACGTAAACGCCGGGGTGTACACGACACTCCCGCTGAAAGCTACAGCGGGCGTCAACACTGACATTACCAGCCTGTCTGGCAAAGCGGTCTCGGCTCTTGCCCTGAACGGGGCTAATGCCGACATTACCAGTCTGTCGGCGCTGGCGAGCCTGAATGGCGGGCCGCTAGCGGGCTTCAGGAATCGTCTGCGCAACGGCGGGATGCAGATATTCCAGCGCGGTGCAACGGCTAGTGATGTGAATGGATACTTCGTTGACGGCTGGTACACAAACCGAACCGGCAGCGTTAACCATATGAACGTGCTGGTGAATAATATTTCTTTCGGGTCTAACAAGTTTGCGCTGAGAATTTCCCGAACTGCTGGTGATACGCAAACAAACGCGCTCAATCTGTACCAGCCTATTGAGCAGACAATCTCGCAGAGCTTGGCAGGCGGTAACGCGACGCTATCCTTCATTCTTGGGACTGGCGCGAATATCAGCGCGCTGAACGGGCACGCGGTTAATATTTATTACCAGACCAGCCTGACAGATCAGGGTGTTGGCGGAGCCTGGACCGCAATCGGTGTGCAGCTGTTCTCCGTTACCGCGAATGCAATCTACGGCGCGCGACAAGGGTACACCTTCGCAATACCGGTGGGTGCCACGCAGTTAATGGTGCAGGTCAGTTTCGCCGTCACCGGCACTGCCGGAGCAGATGAGAGTTTCTATATCACAGAAATCCAGCTTGAGCCGGGTTCGGTTGCTACCGCATTCGAGCGTCGCCCTATTGGAACCGAGCTTGCGCTGTGCCAGAGGTACTTCGAGAAGTCCTACAACCAAGCGGATGCCCCTGGAAATACGAGCTATCTAACACAAGGCGGCGCTTTCTTGGCAGTAGACGTCTCCAACGCAATCGGCAACACGCAGTTCAGCGTCACGAAGCGGGCGACTCCGACTGTGACTATTTACGACCCAACCACGGGGCTTTCTGGCCATGCTCGGGATGCCACGGGAGGTGCGTCGTACCCAATGACGGTTACGGATATTAGCCAGGTTAACTTCAACCGACTGACCGGGTCGATGACGACTGGCCACCTATTCTCGGCCATGTGGACAGCCTCAGCGGAGCTCTAAGCCATGTACAAACTTACCCAGCAAAATGATTCCGTTACTCGTTCCTCCGACAACGCCTGCATCCCGTTCGCGGAGGGGAACTCCGACTACGCAGCCTACCAGGCGTGGGTTGCGGCGGGAAATGCCCCCGTACCCTATACTCCCACGCAGGCCGAGCTCGACGCTGCTGCGCAACAACTTCAAGATCAGACCGATCTTGACGACGTGAAGGGGCTTCCCTTCATAACCTTTTTAGTAAATCACCGCCCAGCTCAGATAGCAACTCGTATCACAGCTGATCTGGCCTCTGACGGAGTCGAGGCTGTAATAACACGCATTGCCAAAGCACTTTCTATTCTGGCCAAATCCACTTTTCGCTGAAAGGTTTTTATGTTTCAGGACGCCGAGATTACTATCATACTATGGGTTCTCGGAGGGCTGTTGTGTGTTATAGCAGCTCTTCTCGCGTGGGGTGTTCATCAAATGCAAAGTCAGGTTGCTGAGATTTCAGAGCGCCTGTCGCAAATTAACAGAACGCTCGGCGGGATTGAACGAGACCTGCGCGGGGAACTCGCCGGGCTGGATCGCAGGGTATCGCAACTCTATACAGCGGTTCGCTCTCTTCACCCTGACTATCATGGACTGGATGGACAATGACAACGCCAGCAACCTTTAACAGCGCCTATCGCCTAATCGCTATGGCGATGCAGAATGCAGGGAAACTCCAGGAGGGCGATGAGCCGAACTCGGAGCAGCTTGCCTCCGGCATGAACCGTCTTAACGATCTGATCAATATCTGGCAGACCAGTGGTCTTAAGCTCTGGCAGACAGTTGATCTTTCGGTCACTCTTACAGCTGGACTCGCCTGCTACACTGGCGCGAGTCTCGGGGCGGTACGCAACCTTCGCGTGCTACAGGCTTACTACCTAGACGCCAGCGGGGTCAGAAGGCCGCTTCTCCCTCTTTCCTGGGACGAGTACAATAGGCTTTCTGCTCCTGGTGATCAAGGCCCAATCAATTCTTACTTCGTTGATAAACAGTTGTCCCAGCTCCGAGTGTGCTTTTGGCTTACGCCAGATGCGACAGCCGCGACTGGAACTGCCCACCTCATCGTGCAGCAGCAAATTACCAATGTCTCTGGCCTTCTTGACACGATCAACTTCCCGTCGGAGTGGTTCCTTGCCCTGCAGTGGGGGCTTGCGGCGGAGATTTGCACCGGGCAACCTGACAGCATTATCAACCGGTGCGAGACAAAAGCTCTAACCTATAAACTCGGCCTTGAGTCTTGGGACGTAGAGGACGCTTCAACCTCCTTTTCCCCGGATCAGAGAAGCGGACAACTCGCGGGGGGCTTTAGATAATGGCTGACGCTGGGCTACTTCCTCAGAGACTTCCTCTCGTCATTGTTCCGGGCAATCGAGACACTACAGCGGGAAAAGATGCGAAGCTGGTTAATGGCTACGTAGAGAAAGTCGACGAGTCTTCTTTCCAGCTTTACAAACGCCCAGGGTATGTCTCCACTGGCGTGAGTCACGGTGCGGGGGCTGCTGCGGGTCTGTATAACTGGAAAGGAGATCTGTACGGAGTCTGGGGAACGGCGCTGTATAAAAACGGGAGTGTAATCGGGACTGTTGATTCTTCCAACGGAAGATACCAGTTCAACCAAACTGCCGGTCTTAACATCAGCGTAGATCGTCTCTATCTCTCGAACGGCGTTCACGGCTATACCTGGGATGGCACAACCTTCGCTCAGATTACGGACGTGAATTACCCAGCCACCACGGTCAAGGGCAGTGCTTATCTCGATGGCACTCTCTACGTGATGGACGCGACAGGAGCTATCTGGGGTTCCTCTCTCAACAATCCGACGACTTGGTCAGCTCTCAATAAGATTGTTGCGCAGATTGAGCCTGATTTGGGCGTAACAATTTCCAAGCAGCTTATCTACATTGTAGCCTTCAAGCAGTGGTCTGTCGAGTTCTTCTACGACGCAGCAGCCTCTTCCGGGAGCCCGCTCTTACCAGTTCCAGCTTCGCGACTTAACTACGGTTGCGCAAGCGCAGGCACCCTCGCGGAGTTCGATGGCACCCTAATCTGGGTGGCAACAAATCGCGTTGGAGGGCGGCAAGTCGTCTCTGTCACTGATATGCGGGCTAAGCCCGTGTCCAGCAAACCCGTAGAAAGACTTCTTAACTCCGCCGATCTCACCGGAGCTTTAGCCTCCGTCTACAAGGGGATGGGACACGAGTTCTACATTCTGACAATGCCGGCCGCAAACCTAACTCTAGTCTACGACATAGGCGAGGGAGCATGGGCTCAGTGGACAACGGCTGCCGGCGGCTATGTCCCCTTGGTGGATACGGCCACCCTCGGGACAACTACAGTCGGGCAGACCTCTACCAGCTCCCTTACCTACACCATGAGCACTGATTATACAACTGACGACGGAATTGTTTTTCCCGTTGATCTGGTTACTCCCAACTTCGACGGAGGGACGCGCCAGTTAAAGTTCCTTACTTCGATGGAGTTCTCGGCTGACCAGACTCCCGGGAGTCTACTCCAGGTCCGAGTCTCGGATGACGACTACCAGACCTGGACAAACTTCCG